CCATTAACTAACGGTGAGTCGAAAGCATGCAGACGAACCCGATACTTCATGGACCAGGGGTAAAGAGTTCGACCCAGCAACCGAAAAGGCGCCGGGTCGATGTGGGCATTCAGGAAGCGTCTATCCACTCCCCCTAGCCTACTCCCATATCAGGAGTGTCAAGCCGGAGGCGTCGGAGTGTAGTTGATGTACTCGAACGACTCAGCAGTAACCGAGACGCTGACAAACCCTTTCGAGCTGCCGCGGTCGTCGACCTTAGTGATCGTTCCCTTGAAGGTGAGCGAAGCGGCGCCATTCGGATAAGCGGAATTGGTCTTGGCGATGAATGTCAGAGTCCCGCCGAGCTCAGGAATGGTTGCGGCCTTTGCCACGCCTTCGACGGTAATCTCGGAGCGGATGTCGTCATAACGAGCGGTGACGGTCTCGCCAGATTCGTTAACTACCGTGGCCGTGTTGTTGAACGCAGAGGTGACAGTATAGGACTGCACGAAAAGCGCCGTCACTTGGTTTAGGCCAATTCCGTAAAAGCATGTGACGCCTTTGTTCGTTAGACTCATCTTACTCCTGCCCTAATTGGCAACCTACTCGGGGTCGAGACAGGTCAGGATGTCGAAGGCAAACGAGGTCGCCCAGGAGCGTTCGTCGATACCCTCGTCTTCCGATCGGTAGGTCACGTCGTAACAGAGCGCAGCGCCGCTCGTGGCAGCGAAGGCCGCCTGGATAAGGTCGAGGCTCTTCATGCAGTCCGATAGGGCGGCGCAGCGCTCGCGATGGACGGCCAGCGTCGTGTCGTCGGCGTTCGAGAACAGGGTGATGCGGACCGAGCATTCGTAATTTCCGAGGCCCTCGGGGAGGTCGCCAGGGGCCCGGGCAGAGTCGCAGAGGACGACCGCCTTGGGCAGGGTCTGCGTCACGGCGCTGTCGCCCGTCAGGATCTGGACGCCGGCAAGGCCGGTCTGCGTAGAGAGATAGGTCGCGAGGGTCGACTCGACGACGTGGCGGATGGAGTTGGACATGGTTATTTCTTGTTAAACTTGTTTACGGGTTTCTTCATGCGATGACGCATCATGGCGGGCATCTGCTTCACGCGGTTGCCGTAGACTAGGCCGAGGACTCCTGCCTCGTCGGCGATGCCGTTGATGTTGCCTAGGGTGTTGGTCACGGCGATTTCGGCGATTTTGTCAGTGAATGTGGTCACACTATTGCCGGCCACGCCGGAATGCGAGGTAATCCAAGTTGCCTTGCGCAGCTCGGCGCCAGGTTCGCCCTGCTGGCCGTTCATGTCCTTCGGTCGAGGAAGACTTGCCATACCTTTCGCCCAGCCGGACTTGACGGCTCCGACCATCTTCTGCCGGGCCTCAATATATTCCTTAAGCTCGTTCTTATCCTGCACGAGTAACTTGGCAGAGATGGCACGTTGCCCTTTCTTTATGCGTCCGCCGAAGCGGCTTTTGACCTGGTTATGAATGGGCCTAAGGTCACGCACAAAACCCGGAGTGCCGTATTCGCTCTTCACGGGGTTCGCCCTGTTCAGGAAGTTCTTGGCCTTGGCAAAGGCCCGCTGCTTGTCGGCGTCCGCCGCGATCTTGGAGAGGATGCTGCGCTGGCCGAGCATGCCAGAGAGTTTGCCGCCGTCAGTCAGGCGGGTGAACATGCCGAAGTCGCCCGTCTTCACTGCAAAGGCCATTTGGTTGACGATGTTTCCAGCAACGCCCCTTTCCGAAGAGTCGTTTGCGGCCACGAAGATCTTGGAGATGTCTCCGGCGACCGCCCTCAAGCCCGCCTTCTTCGCCCCAGGGCTCAGGCCGTTGCCCCCGCCGCGGGGAAGGGGAGGGGTGAACTTGGCCGCATCCTGACAGGCAAGCATGCCCTGCTCGAGGACTGCGTCGCGCATGGTAATCTTCATCCCAGCTGCGAACTGGCGGCAGGCCTCCACGAACTCCGCCAAGGACTTCGGCTCGATGGAGACCTTCGAGGGCATTACTGGTTGTCGTCGATGACGACGAGCGTGACCCACGCCGACCCGGGCTTGTAGGTCTGGGTCGTGATGCGGACGGTCTTCCCGCCGGCCACGATCTTCTTGCCCTGGGCAAGGGATGCGATGGGGGAGCCCGACACGATGATGGCCGTGGATGCCCCCGTAGAGCCGTCTGGGAGGCTCCAGGAGGCCGTTGCGGCGGGGAGACGGACGTTGTACTGGGTTCGCTCCATATAGCCCCCAGCCTCGAGCACGGTCTGAACGGCCGGGTCGGAGATGAGGCACTTGAATGTAATCGCTCCAGAGTTGGCCGAACCGGCGACGCCGAAGTCCGCGATCATCTCCTTCGCGTCAGGCAGGAACTCAGAGTATAAACTCATAACCCTGCGGCCATTGGCAAACAGGCACAAAAAAGGGGCCCCTTGCGGAGCCCCCGTTTTCGATGTCAGGCCGATTAGGCGGTGACGTAACGGACGGCCGAGGTGCCGCGGCCCTTGTTCGCGCCGATGAGGATCTGAGCGATGCAACGGATGTTGCCCGTTTCAGCCTGACCGACGAGAACCTGGACGGAGAGACCCGACTCAGCCGTGGCGACGCTGGCGTTGAAGCCGGCGATTTCAGCCATGGGCACACCAGTCGCGACCAGCAAAGAATCCGGGCCGATAGCCACGCCCGCCAGATTTTCCACGGCGGGGATCTGGTTCCACTGGTAGATGTCCATGCCGGAGACCTGGCCGATGGAGCCGGAGGTCACGACGGCGTTGGCAGCCGGGTTGAGGGAGCCGTAGATCTTAGCGTCATTGCGGAGGCTCTTCAGGTAGCCGTTGCCCACGAGGAAGGAGCGGGGTTCGCCGGCCTTGGCCGTGTCGAGGAGGAACTGAGCGTTGACGACGTCGTCGTAGCCGAAGTCGGCGAGGGCCACGACTTCTTCGGTGGCGAAGTTGGCGGTCGTGAAGACGGCGCCGATTTCAGCCCAGCACTTGTCGACGATGGCCTGAGCGGCGGTCTTCGCGTAAGCGTTGATGAGGTACTGCATGCCGTACTCCTGGATGTCCAGGGGCGAGAACTCGTCGACGTACTTGAAGTGCTTCAGGGTGACCGAGGAGTTGGTCATCGTGGCTCCATCGACATCCGCGAGGGTGTTGGTGGCCTTGTTGAACTCCGAAGCTTCGCCGGCGCCCATGATCGGGACGAAGACGGTCTTGCCAGCGCGGCCGACGGAGGCCGAGAGGTTGACGGAGATGTTGTTGAGGATGGGCAGCTTGCCGGCGACGGTCTGGACGATGTAGTCAGACAGGATAGCCGGAGCGGTAGGGAGGACGGTAGCCATAGTTGTGTGTTAGGGAGTGAGGGTTAGAGGGAAATGAGAGCGGCCTTATGCGCGTTGAAGAACGCGATGCGGGCCTGACCAGCAGGGAGAGCGAGATAAGCGGCCTTGATGTCGGCGTTGCTCATCTTGACCGGGGAGTCGCCCTTGGGGAGTTCGACGGGCTCGGTGCCGAAGGAGGCGACAATCTTCGCGGCTTCCTTCGAGGCGGTGGCCTTGGAGCCTTCGAGCTCGGCGACCTTGGCCTTCAGCTCGGAGGCTTCCTTGGCGGAGGCTTCCAGGGCGGCGGTCAGTTCGGCGACCTTGGAGGACGAAGCGGCGGCTTCCACCTTGAGGGATTCCAGTTCGGCGGAGGCGCCGACGGTCATCTTCTCGACAGTGGTGCGGAGGTCGTCGCGTTCAGCGGTAAGGCCCGCAAGCGAGGCGGCGGCCTGGACGAGTTGCTCTTCGATGGTCATGCTAGTCCTGCGGAAATTGGCAACCTTGGCCGAGGGGACGACGGCCTCTTCGACCTCATCTTCGACTTCCTCTTCCTCTTCGACGACCTCAGGCACGGCGGCCGGATCCATGACTTCCACGCCCAGGGCGGCGACAGCGTCACGCACGTCGGCGCGGTTGTCGATGAACAGGTCGACCACTTCGCCGGCGTCGAGGCGTTCCTTGATGACGCGGGCCTTGAAGGCCGGGGCCTCTTCGGTGCCGTCATTCATGATCAGCTCCTGGTACTCGAGACCAGTGGCGGCGAGGTCGGCCACGGTCTTCTCGCGGTCGGACTCCGGGCGGTTGGTCAGGACGACCACCTCTTCGGCGGTCTCGTCGATGTAGTCGATGACGCGCTCGACGGGCTGGCCGTCTTTCAGGATCGTGTCGTCGATATCAGTGAAGATGCGGGGCATAAGATTAGAAAGATGCGAGGGCCTTGGAGAAGGAGTCGGCCAGACCAGTGACCAAGCCCTGGGCGGCGGCCTGCTTGCCGGAGAAGACCTGACCGCGGAGGGCGGAGTCGGCGACCATCTTGCGCTTTGCACGGATGGCGGCCTTGAAGTCTTCATGGATGCCGTCGACCGAAGCCTGGAGGTCGGCCATCTGCTCGTCGGAGAGGGACGTGCCCTCGATGCCGGCGCCCTTGAGCGGGGAGCCCGTGGACTTGATGACGACCATGCGCACGCCCTGGGACTCGTAGAGTTTGGACATGTCAGGGATTGCCATGTAGACGCCCACGCTGCCGACGGTGGCCGAGGGGGATGCGACGACGCGATCGGCCTGAGAGCCGAGCCAGTAAGCAGCCGAAGCCATCTCGGAGTCAGTATAGGCCATGGTCGGCTTGCCCACGTCGCGGATCTTGTTGGCGAGCTCTTCGACGCCGGTGACCGTGCCGCCAGGGGAAGAGATGTTAAAGGCAATCTTCTCGACCGCAGGGTCGGCCGCCATCGCGTCGAGCGTGGCAGAGATTTCGTTAACGTCCGTCACGCCCATCATACGCTCCAGAGGCGAGACTCCCTTGGAAATCAAACCGACGATGGGGATGACGCCCACGCCGTTCTGGACGTACGGCGCAGGGGCCACGCCGAAGATCTGGGCGAGCATGTCGGAGAAGCCGAACTTCTCGGCCATGACCGCGAAGTCTTGGGCCTTGGACGGGTCGATGAGCATCGGCTCACGGCCCTTGAGTGCATGGGAGAGGAAGCGGGTCATTTCTTTTCGTTAAGGTTGGTTCCGGGGAGCGGTTCAGCCTGGTCGACTTGGGCGACCGTGCCGAGCGGGGTGTTCGTCGGGCGGAAGAGCAGCTCGAACGGGATGCCGTACTGTCGGGCGAGGTTCTGGATGTGCGCCATGTCGGCGGCTCGCTTCTCCATCTCGGAGCGGAAGTCGAGGCCGCGCTGGCCGTAGAGCTCAGACATGGACATCAGGCCCATCTCGATGTCTGCCCGGTCATTCGCGGCTTCGCGGCCTGCGTCAACGGTGACGGACTTCGGGGTCGTCCATGAGGCAGACCACCAGCGGGGGTCGTCAGGGATCTCGCCGCGGGCGATACCGTCGGCGATGATATACTCCCAGGTCGGCTGACAGAAGGCCTCCACGATGACATTCTGATATTTTCCGAAGACCCGTGCGCTCTTCGCGGTGACCAGGCGAACCCCGGCTCCGCCGGCGGCGGTCACGTCCTTGACGAACTCGTACGGGAGGACGGAGCAAATATCTTTTTCGAGCGCCGCAAGGAAGCCGACGAACGTGCTGTTCGGGCGCTTGCTCTCGAAACTTTCAAAACGGTCTGAGCTCTCGAGCACGATGGTCTTGCCGCCCATCTGGCTGGCGATGGTCTCGGCGTTGTTATGGTTCGACGAGATCTCGGAGGCCGCGTCGTCGTCGAGGAAGCCTGATCCCTTGAAAATCACACGATTCGTGTCACCGTTGTCTTTCACTGCACGTCGCTCCAATTCGAGGATCTCCTTCACATCCTGGACTCCGTTGAGCGAGGACTGAAGCACGGGCACGCCGCGGGAGCCCGAGGCCGTCTCCATGTCCATGACATGCATGACGGACTGAGCCTCGACCTTCTTCGACGAGCCGTCGGCCTTGTATACGTTGTAATAGGTCGGCTCGTTATACTTGCCGAAGCCGATGCCGTCCCAGCAATCCGCAGGGGTGTCGGCGTCGGTAGGGTCGCCCACTCGGTGGGCCTCGATGGTCTGGATCTGGGCGCGGTCACCGTTGACGACCTTGATTGCGAAAGCGTCCCCGTCGCGGATAAGGGCGCGGATGAGGATGGCCTGACACTGATAGAAGGACTTGCCGGAGACGTCGATGCGCTTGGACTGGCGGGCGAAGTACTCCTCGTAAAGGCGGGAAGTCTCCGGGTTGTCTGCGTGGGCCTGCGGCTTGATGCCGTCGCCGACGACGTAGATGCATAGGTCGTTCAGGATCTGACGGAAAAGGGCGGACTCACGCTCGGCCCAGCGGCACTTCTTGACCATCTCGTTGCGATCCCAGGGCGAGAGGTCGCGGCGCATGTCGTCCGGCTGCGGAGCGTAGATGGCCCTGCGGGCGTACGTCTGCACGGTCGAGCCCCACTGGTTGCCGCTATACTGGTTGTTGAACGTGGCCCCGCTCGACGCGGCCTGAGGCGCGGTCGTCGGCTTCTTCCTCGCGGAAGGCTTGGGCTTCGGGTCTTTCTTGCGGGCGGCCATAAATTATTCGTAACGGTTGTCCCAGCGCGTGTAGATCATCGTGTTCCGACGACCGTACTTGCGGGGGTCGAGACGGGACAGGGCAAACATCGCTTCGTTTAGCATCTCCTTCGGAGGCAATGCAAACTGCTTGGTAGCCGAAGAGCCGGAGTCACTGTACGACATGAGGCTTTTTCCCTCCATGATGAGCGAAAGGGCCTTCGCCTTGAGGTCGAGAAGCTCGCATTCCGTCAGGCCGATGAAGATACCTTGTGCCATTTAATCTTGCGGTAATTGGCAACGAAGGGGGCGGCGACGCCCATATCCACGCCACGAGCTCTTCTTCCCGCAACTATCGGCGCCGCCGCTTAGGTAAAGTCTCCCCGAGTTCACGCGGAAGGCAAGTCGGTTTCGGTGCTTTCCTTGCCGACGATGCCCCAGCGGACGGCCGCCAGGAGGCCGAGCAGCTCGCAGTCGAAAGCATGGTTGTCCTTCTTGCCCTGGGGGAGAAGCCACTGCGGCTTGCCCGTGCGCCTGTCCTTCACGCGGACTTCGGCGTTGATCTG